GTGGACATTGATCCACCCTTGCCCTTCAGACCAAAGAAATTGTTCTTACCGGCCAAGTGTTGCCCATAGCCACTTTCAAGTGCCCATTGAGCTGCTACCAGCTCTGGAAACTTCGCGCCCGCCTTCTTGGCATGGTTATAGAAACCATCCCAAGTGTTAGAGGGATCCATGCTCACTTGCTGGCGTTAGGGAAAACACGCTTCAAGATGGACAGGATCAGTTGAACTGTGGAGTTCTCCTTGAGAGGGCTAACAGCAATGATATGCTCAGCGGCGCCAACGACAACAGCACCAATTACAAACCATTCAGCGGGAGTCATGACAAAAGCAGTGAATGTCGCCTATACGCTAGCGGCGAATTTCAAGAGAGCGCACTCGCTTCTCTAGCTCCGTGACATTCTCAGTGAGTGTTGAGAGCTTTTCGGTGATGTTTTCAATTTGCGTGGCTACTTTCACTTGTTGGTTGCCAACTGCCACGAGCATGCCTCCCGTAGCAAGAAGCATGCCGGCGGTGATCGTAGCGACGAAATTAGCCAGTCCTTCAGCCAGGGGCTGCGTTCTCATGGTGTTCCTCCTATCTCAGATTTCATTCTATCTCTTCTACGACGCTGTCATTTTCCGAATAGATTAGAGGCAACAACTGAAGAGAGGGCTTCATGTTTGTTGCGTTTGAGCCTGATGATTATCTCCACAGCCTCATTGAAGTACGCAAATCTGACGCCCGGCGATTATTCAGAAAGTCAATTTATACTGACTACCCATTGAGAGGGCCATTAAATCAAGCCGCTTGCGCTTATTGCGGCCAGTGGCATGGCAAAATGACCATCGATCACATTATTCCTAAGAGCAAGGGCGGCCCTCATTTTGCTCGCTGGAATATGGCCCCAGCCTGTCAACGCTGCAACTTACAGAAGACTGATCTTCCAGTGTTTGAATGGTGGCGGCAGCAAAAATTCTGGACGCCTGACCGTGAAGAAATCTTGACCGCTTGGGTGTTTGCCAATTCTTTCATTGATGCTCACACCCACCAAGAAGAGTATTGGCAGTTCCTGGCGGCCAAGCGCGTTGTGCAGCAAGCAATTCACTTTCAAGTGAAAAGGAAGGGGCCGAAACACGGCCCCTTTTCGCTAAACGATCTCAGGCATTTGGAGCTGCACTTTGACTAACCAAAGCGCAGTTCATCATCTTTCGTTTGTTCCAATGCAATCAGGCGATCAAGATACCATCGAGCCTTTCTCAGGCTCTCAGTACCCCCTTTCTTCTTTTCTCGCCAAACATATTTGGCAACGTTCCCTTTTAGGAAGCCTTTATATTCTTCTGGCGATAGCTGCGCTTCGATGGCTTCAATGCATTCAATGGATGAAGCAGCGTAATGCTCCGGGGCATTGACGGGATCAAAAAGATTTGCCATTGGCGTAGAAGGCATCAAATGCTTCGGGAACAATAGCTTCTGCAATCTTCGCCATGGTGTCGGCATACACACGAATTTCCCCTTGAGAATCAGAAGGCATGCGAAGGCTTAGGAAGTGCAGCAGAGCTTGAAGGCTGCAAGTCCATACAAAAGACGTATAAGTGCAAGCAGGCAAGATGCCACGAGCCTGTTCTTTACACACGCCGGCCTCTATGAGGCTCCTGTAAGCCATCCCGCAGGCGAATAGGGCGTCTGTATAGGCAGCCTCAGCAGCAGACTGCTCCACGGGGCTTACAGGCTCCCCAGACGCCTGCCTGTTGCTCTTGCTTTGTTGCCGGAAGTTGGCAGGCACATAAAACTCTTCCGTGTCAGCCACGCAATAGCGGAAGCTCTTTTCGTTCCAGCCCAGTTGATCATTGGCATAGGTGCCGCCAATCACATGCTTCCACCATTGTCTTGCGACAAACAGCGGAGCTTTCACTTGCCATTTGAAGACGACTCCACGAAACGGGCTGGTGTGTTTATGGGCGACCAAGTAATTGAGAAGCTTCTGGTCCCTTGAGGTGAACTCTGGGCTTTCAGCGTCAAAGCTTTGCCTCGCATCGTTAACGATGTCAATTGAACTTCCCATGTAGTCAAGCAGCCGCAAAGCGCTGATGCCGTCGTCAAGGGGATCATGGATAGAGAAGTCGGTCATTGGGAAAGCCGAAGCCTGGACAGTGCATGCGTACTGGTGTGAGAAGGATGTGTCCTCCCCTCATCCCATTCGACAGTCGCCCTAGGGCAGGAACGACCGAGCGAATCTGAGATAGATGTTATCGAACGAATTGTGCCTCTGAAGCCTGAATCAATCCACCCTCCAGCCGTTAATGACAGCAAAATCACACGTTCACCTTCTTTCAATTTATGCTTACGACTGCGTCTAGGCTTTTGATAACGAGAAGACGGGAGAACCACCCTGTTTTGTTCGGGATTCTCCGCCGAGTTCACACGTCTCCAAAGCAGCTTGTTGAGGCGGTTTGTATTTACGCTAGTGGAAAAAGAAAGTGCCATGCAATACAGCATCCCAGTGATCCTTCACTACGATGGTGGGAAACGCTTGGTGAACATGGGGCCTTTTGAACGCAGCCTTGAGCGTGAATTTTCACTGTCTATCCAGAAGAAAGCAATTGAAGATTGCAACAGTCTGGGGCAGTTGAAGGAAGTGTCGTTGAACCTGCTGCAAGGTTGGAGCAACATGCAAGAGGCCGTTCAAGCGTTGGTCATGGAAAACATTCAGCTCAGGCAGGCAATGAGCCTGCGAGATGATGAACTTAAGGTTGCTGAGGCTTTGATGGAAGAGGCGGCTGACCAGATTGAGAAGCAACAAAAGCAGCAATCATCTCAATCCAAGCGGAGTCTTTGGCCGTGGTCGAAGTGAGCAGGAACACTTTCCAGCCACTCATCATCGCCAAGTTGAATTTCCTCGCATCACGTTCATAGCCGGATCCACTGACATGCCTGCCGCGCATATAAGTGCCACCTTGAATTTCGATGATACATCGACTTTCTGGATGAGCGAAGTCAGCTCTGTAACGTTTTGAGCGTTTAGATTTTGCGTAGCGCTCTTGAAAATCACGCTCCCATTCCTCGACATCACTAAACTCCCGTTCTAACGGAATAGACGGAAACTTGGCTTGCCATAGTCCTAGAAACTGATCTTCAAGAGCAGACACGTCAAAATAAATTGATTTACCCCATCGTAGGCAGATCACGAAGAACTTCTAGTCTCTTCACATATGCATCCCAGTCGTGATGAGGAAGGCAGCCATCGTTGTAAAGCCAAATCATGCCATGACGTATGACGTGATTTTCTTCGTCAACATCAAGCATCTCAACTTCTTCCCACGAGAGAAGATCATGCTGCTCGATAGTTATTTCTTTGATGCGGGCAGAGGCAGGCACTTCTTGGTAAACATACCAAGTCTTGCGATCTCCTCCAAGAGGCTTGTAGTGCCTATTCAAGACAATCCAGCCTCCGATTGCATCATCCTCCATCTGCAACAAGCAGTATGGAAGCATGTTCATCCTGAAGGTGTAGCTCATTTGATTAAGAAGAGCAAGTTTGCTTGAAACCTCAGACCTTAGCGTTCATCGCCATTGCCTTTAATCTTGCCGCGCTTCGCACGATCTGCCAGTTTGTCCAGATTCTGCTGAGCGACATTGGAAAGATCAAGATTAAGTTCAGAAGCGATTTGAGCAACGTACCAAAGTACATCGCCAAGTTCTTTGCTAATAGCAGCGCGAGTGTCATCGTCAAACACTCCTTCTTTGTCACGAATGACTTTCTTTACTTTCTCCGCCACTTCGCCTGCTTCGCCAGCAAGGCCCAACGTCGGATAGATCATATTGGAGCCGGCACCGGGATAGATGGCGGTGCGACGAGCCATCTGCTGGTACTCGTTGATGTCCAAGGAGGAACAGTGGGTCATTGTTCTTTAGGAGTGTGAAGAAGGGGCGCCAAGGGGCGCCCCGGATGGGTCAGAAGAGATCGTCGTCAGACGAAGCGGAGGCTGCTGCTGCAGGCGCACTGGAGCCTCCAGTGTTGTCCCACATCGAGCAATAGCCCTTGGCACCATCACGACGGCCTTTCACCTGCACTTGGCCGGTGAAATTGGGCTGAAGATCGGTCTCGCGACGATCATTGTTCCAGAAGGAAGCAGTGATCGTATAGAGGCCTCTGTCGTTGGGACCGGCTTCCTTGGCCTCACGGAACACGTCCGCAGGGATTTGAATTTCGGCTTTGTAACGAGGCTGAGTGGCCATTGGAAAAAAAGAATCAGAACAGAAGTTAGCGACGTAGACAGGACTAGGAGCCCTTATCCA